CTCCTGGATTGAAGGCACTCTCAGCTTGTACAAGATTAAGGAAGAGGTCTTCTGGAATGCCTTCGGCTGCAGCAGCCTGTCTAGCTAGAGACACACCCTCCTTATTACCACCTTTGAAACGAGGAAGAACAAACCCTTGATCATCTAGCCCTTCTAAATCAACCCCATCAAATAGGGAGGCGTTTTTACGTGCCGACTTTTCTTCGGGGGTTTCTTCTGGCTCTGCTCTTTTTTCGGGAGCTTCGGGGGCTTTACTTGTTTTAGAGGTTGGCTGTGTTGCCATCGAGTCGTGTTGCGCAATAGACTTCTTTCTATACTCTGCACCACTCGTTCTGATAATATCCATCCAGTCTCTTACCAGAGTTAGTGGGTCATCATCTTTGTTAGGCTCAGCAGCTTCTACTTTGCGACGTGGATCAATTAGCCCTGATGCCTTAGGTTCTGGTGTAGCAGGGGTGTAGGCTTTAGAGTCTAGCTCACCATTAAGCTGGTCATAAAATTCTCTATACATTAAAAGAGACTCCCAAAGTCAATGCCTGAAACGATACTACTGATTAAACGACCAGCAGCCTCCCCTTGTGCTTGCTTGGCTTGATACTTAGCTAAGTCTTTATAAGAGTTATTGGTCATCTTCTGCATTACAACTTCATGGGCTCTCTGGCCAGAGTTCTCTGCTGCTGTAAAGGCAAAGGCCATTAGGTCACGCTCTTGCTGCCATAGGTTGTTGTATGCCTGTGTGGTCATACCAGTGGCTAGCTGAGCATTAAGTCTATTGGTTTCATTAACCTGAGCATTGTCCTGTGTAGCAATCTGTCTACGCCACTCAGCATTACTCTGATCAATAATCAACCTGTTGTTAGCATTAAACTGGTCTCTAGCATTAACCTGCTCTGCATTAAACATGGAGAGAGCGGCTAGCTGCTGAGAGTTGTGCTGTTTCATCGTATTGGACTGTTCTGTATTGAACATACCAACTGTATTCTGCTGAGCAACATTAAATTGAGTCATAGTGTTGCTCTGACCAACATTAAACTGCTTCATAGCGTTCTGCTGGGAAGCATTAAACTGTGCTGTCTGAGCTTTTAGTTGAGAAAAGAATTGATCTGTCTGGTTCTCGCTAGTAGCGTTAAACTGCTTAGCTGCGTTATCTGCAGCCTGATCAGTGAACATAGCCTGAATACGAGACTGAGCCTTAAAGAGATTAGTCTGGTTAGCTACGTCTAGGTTAGCCAAGTCCATCTGTAAGAACGATTGAGCGTTCTGTAGTCTAGCCTGCTGTCTGTTGTTCAGGTTCTGCATCTCAAACTGTGAAAAGGTTGCAGCATCTGTAGCAGCAATAGAGATAGCACTCTCCATAGCAGCTTGAGTAACAGCAGCCCCAGCCATAGATGAGGCTCCTAGCCCTCTACTAGCCATTGCAGCGTTAGCCATACGCATAGCACCAGCAGCCCAAGGTGGTGTATTACCTCCCTGAAACTGGGCCATCAGGCCCTCTAGCTGGCCCTGTACAGTGGCATTAGCACTAGGTAGGGCTGTAGCAGCCTCTACTTGAGAGTTCTGGCTGACGGTGCCTTGTACGGCCTGTGTGTCATCTAGGACACCATTTACATCCTGACCTACCTGAGTAGCATCATATGTATTAGCGCTCTGTGTAGGAGTTTGAGCGGCTGTAACAGCATTACCAGCAGTCTGGGCTGTACCTGTTTTAGCTGTAGTAGTAGAAGCTGTGACAGGAGCGGCTGTACCAGTCTGAGCAGCACCAGCATTACCACTATTAACAGGTATGGCTTGATTAGGGGCTGTAGCTGTAGGAACAGCCTTAGCTTCTGTTACTAATGCATTAGGATTGGACATAGCCGTTTGTGTAGCTGTCGTCGCCGGAGAGGGGGCTTTTGCAACTACTGTCTGTTTAGGGGAGTTGGCTTGAGCAGTAGCTACTTTCTGTCTATTAGCTTCTGCTTTCTTAATCAAGTCTTTAACACTTCCCCCAGTAGCCATCTCTGCTACAGGCTCTTCAATGAATTTACGGGCCTTTTCGTGAAAACGAGAAAGCTTAGAGGCTCTGTCTGGTGAGCCACTGGCCCACTGATCGAAGCCTTCCATAGAATCTGTATACCCCATCTTACGGGCAATAGCTTCTTTCTGTGTGTCTGTGAAGCCTTTAAACTTTCTGTTCATTTTTTAACCTTAAGCGTCTTCGTGTGGCTCTTTTGCAGCTACTTCTTCAACTGTTTCGGGAGTAGGGTCATTAGCTTCTTCGTCCTTTTCAACAACCTCCGCAGCAGTAGCGTTGGGCATCTGGTAGACAACTAGACCGCCAATAAAGGCAATCACCAGATTAACTAGAGCCGTCTGAAGCTCCATTGCATTTGGCATTTCACCTACACCTAGGGCAGCAAACAAAGCCTGTAAGCCTGTAGTAAGGGCGGGCATACCAATAATTGTGGTAGCAATTACAGCCTTAGTAGCTGTAGCTAACTTCTCTAAAAACGTCATTGTGCAACTCCCTTTTCAATCATTTTAACAACTCTCTCCGCTCTGTTGGGCGTCTGCTTGTACCACAAACTCTTACGAAGAGCAGCAGCAGCGGCTGAATACTGACCATTCTCAATATACTCTAGAGAAGTGGTAAACTTCTTAAGGCCACCAATACCAAGCTGGAAACACATATTCTGTATAGCTCTACGCCTAACAGGGTCTAGTGTTCTCCACCAAGGAAGCTCTTTATCAAGCTGTCTCCTGACTTTCTCAACATCATTCATCTTAAGGTAGTGGGCTTCAGCATCAGTGATGCCTCCACCCTTGTTCTTATCAATAAGCCTACCAATACCAATGGTCCAATAACCTAGGCTGTCTTTGTAGGCATGAAGAACTTTACCTTCATCCCTTTCTAGCTCTTTAACTAGGAGAGAGGTTTCTTCGTCATCCATGACCACAGGAGCGTTACTCTCAGGCCACAAGCCAGGGCTAGCTAGCATGTGCTTAGCATAGTTCATAAGGGCTTGTTCTGTTTTAGGCCCCATAATTCCATCAGTCTTACCAGGGTCAAACCCCTTATTCTTCAGGAGCATTTGAATTTCAGTCGTAGTCATTCTTTCTCTCTTTCTATTGGCCTACCATCATCATCCAATATCTCAAAGAACATTGAAGGAGAGGTTTCTGTGGGGACTAGGGGGCATTCTGGGTATGAAATCTCTAGCCAAGCTTCTCCCCTACCTGCTGTAACACCTTGGTTAGTGGGGATACGAGCAGTCCAATTCCCTTCAAGGACTTCACCAGGGTTACCGGGAGAGGTTCTGATAGTTTTGCCCTGTTCATTAATAATACTTACTGCTTCAAACCCATGAATGGATTTAGAACCATTTCTGAACCAAACGGATAGTTCCCCTGTACCACATTCCCTCATTTTAATGAAACGAACATAAAACCTTACAGTTGCTCCAATACGCCCATCAGTAAGACTACTGCCCTGAAGGAATTTAATTACAGGGGCTGTAGAAAGTTCTCCAACTCCTTGGACAGTTTCTAAGGTGCTAGTAAGTTCTTGTAAACTTTCATTAAGAGTCTGTACTTCTTCCTTGATTTCGTTTTGACCTCTATCTAATTCACCAATCTGCCCCATCATTACTGGAACATCTACAGCCTCTTTTAGATAGTTTCTAATAACTCTGTTATTTAGCATAAAAGTTGAAAACCCTCCAACAGCAATTATAGCGGTTATGATCCCACCGACCCTCGCTGCCCCCGCAGAGAATTTTTCCCAAGTCACTAACTTATCCTCATGAATAGTGTGGTACGATCACCTGCACTACCAGCACCTGCTGGAATGTAGCCCATACACTTCCAAGTACCACTGGGACTTGTAGTGTTATTACCATCAGAAGCTGAAGCGTAATATAGCCCACTACCAGCTACTGAAGTGCCGGGAGTAACCGCACCTGAGTTACCTACTGTACGGAGAAGAGCGTATGTTCCAAGCTCTCCATGTAGCCCGTCAGCATAATTAGATTGAATCCAATCTGTAGTAGTAGACCCACTAGGAAGGTCTCCTACAGCTAGGGTGTCTGTACCACTATTGTGGAACCGAGCATCATTCTGTGTGTTATTACGGAAGTTAGTACCACCAGTACCAGCGTCTAGTGTAGCGACAGAGCCAAGTCCTAGGTTAGAACGAGCAGTAACAGAGTTGGTAAGATCAGACAGGTTAGAGGCTTGAATAAGATAGTGCGCATCATTAGCTGTATTATCTCTAAACTGACTGCCTGAAGTACCTTCGTTCTGAGTAGCTAGCGTACCTAGACCAAGGTTGGTACGAGTAGTAGCAGCACCAGTTCCACCAAAGTTAATCGCTACGTTGGTCCCCATATCTAACTCAGTAGAGTCAAGGTCCATCATAGTACCACTAGCCATGTTTCTAAACAACACTCTATCGCTAGTAAAGATGGTCTCATTAGCATTAGTAGCGTGAGCAGGACCAAATAGTGAGAAGTTGGCACCAGCAGAAGCGGCAGTACCACCACGATAACGTGTAAAGCTGTTAGTAGCACTGGTGTTATAAACATCTCCACCAGACAGTTCAAGGTTGCCAACATTTAGAGTTGTTAGCGTACCAATAGCTGTAATACCTGTGTAACTACCAACAAGTCTAGCACTAGCAATTGTGCCAGTAAGTTCTGTAGCGGCTAGGGCGCCTGAAATGGTTCCACTAACATCCAAATTACCATTAAGAGTGTGATTCCCAGTGTTACTAATTACAAGGTGATTAGTGGTTCCTAAAGCCCCAGATGGTCTTAATTGTACTGAACCACCGCTTGTAGGACCAATAACAACATTTGCTCCTGACCCCATAAAGTTCTGGCTTGATGTAATTGTACCTGTAGAGGTGATTGCACCTGCACCTAAAGTGTCACTACCAATGTCAATAGTACCAAAGCCAGAAGTAATGCTACCGGCATTTAAAGCTCCTGTACCTGTAAGACCTGTATAACTACCACTAATCCTACCTGAAGGCAGTGTACCTGAGGTGATGTCTGTAGCTAGTATGGCTCCACTAAAGCTGTTAGCTGTAACACTACCAGTGACTACAGCATTACCACCTACCGTTAGCGTCACTGGGATGTTGACAACACCAGCAGGGCTGATGCTCATCCTAGCTGCACCAGAGGTGGAGAAGACTAGTGTATTTGCTACAGAAGCACTAATACCCGTATCTGGATCGCCAGTGAACGAATAAGAAGGAAGGGAGTTAGAGCCAAGGTTAGCATAGAACTGACCA